ATACGGCAATACCGCTACCACAGCCGATCCTTCCTCGTGTACTTGCATCGTCAATGCTTCAGCGGCACCTTGGTCATAATTGAATATTACCTTGAGTGTTTCAACTACAAACTCTTGTGTAGTTGTTTCATCATTGATATAGATAACACGGAATTGTGGTGGTTCCTGTATGTTGAGTTTGGGCTCAATACGTGGACGTATTTCTATGTGTGTTTTGGTTTTTGACATTAAAGTTTCGCTCATATTAAAAATAAAGGGAAAGAAGTACCTTTCCCTTTATTATACAGCCTTACAGCTTATTTTGCAAATGTAATGGCAATTTTTTTAGGCTTGTCTTCTTCTGGAACCACTTGTTCCAAAGCAATGGCCAAAATACCATTCTTAACTGTGGCACCACGTACTTCAATGTGTTCGGCCAATGGGAAGGTACGAGTAAAGTTTCTAGCACTGATACCTTTGTGCAAGTACTCAACTTCGGTTTCACGTTTGGCTTGTTCGCCTCGTACAGTTAAGACGTTGTCTTTTAATTCAACATCAATTTCATCTTCAGCAAAACCAGCAACGGCCACTTCGATAACATAGTGAGTGTCATCCAGCTTGACCACATTGTGTGGCGGGTAGTTGTCGCTTTTGCTGTTGGCAAAATTGCGATTCAGCTGTTCAAATAAACTGTCAAAGCCAATGGTCTGGCGATGAATCTGGTTTACGAATGCAGGTAAATCAAGGGTGTGGATTTGTAATTGTGTCATATTTTTCTCCTTTTAAGCAAGTTAATGACTAAATGTGTAGCCCGACTATCGGCACTACAAATATATTTATACACGAATTTTCAATTTAAATCAATTATTTGAAATCCAATTGTGCAACGCATTGGCTATTTTTTCGTGTCCCATTTGATTTGGGTGAGAAATGTTGGGAGTAAAATACGGATTGTTTTTTAAAGCACATCCGTGCCGATCCATTTCCAAATTCAACAGTTCTTGGCAAGTGGTGTGGTAGATTCTAGCACGATCAACTTCGGGCCAGAATGTGTTGTTTTGCCAACCCGGCAAGTAGTAATCTTGTATGTTGTACTGCCGACAAAGACTCTGCAATACCAGCAAGGTGACGTTGGCTTGATAATCAGCTGATTCGTCGGAATAAAAATACTTGTAGTACAGGTCATTCATTTTTGTTAATTCGTCGGCAACTGGATCGGGAGGAAAAATACCGCGCGGATTAAATGCTTGATCTACCTGTTGATGATACACAAAAGATCGTTCTTTGGCTGTGAGGAAAAATACTGCACAATAGCGATTGGCAGGATTGTGATTTTCTTTGAGAAACTTGCGTAGTTGAATTACCAATTGTGGCAAACTGGTGCCAGGACGAGCATAATTGCTATAAGTAGATCCACGGTGTTTGGCCAATACTGCAATGTATGGAAACTCTCGTGAGAGATCCAATTCATCACCGTAGGCCCAGCTATCGCCAAAGCCCAGATAGATTATAGGATTCATTAGTACAGTTTTTTGGGTAGGCTTTCGGAAGCTAATTTTTTGCGCCAGCGGTTCTTGGCCGCTGCTTTAGCTTTCTTACGTGCTGTGGTGGGTTTTTCGTAGGTTTCGCGTTCTTTTAATTCACGTAGTAGGCCTGATTCCAATACCTTCTTCTTGAATTTACGCATAGCCTTTTCCACGTTACCGTCGATGCCGACTGTAACTGTGTTACCTTTACACACAACTGCTGAGCCTTTTTGATAATATGCCATAAGTTTATTTATTGAAGTAATCTTCGGGGTTGGTTAATTTTGCATCTATTACTACATCTGCTTTACGTGCTACCAAGTCAAACCACTCGGGTTGATTCATTTCTTGTCGGTAAAAATACACATTGTACGCTTGTCCACGGTGTTCTATCAAGGTGGCCAATATCTTGATCTGTTCTTCAGGAGCGTCGATGATCAATACTGTTTCCACGTAGTCAGGTGGTGTTACAAAATTGCTATGCATTCTTTTCCAAATATTGTCGAATTTGTTCGCGTTCTACATCAGTCAATGAATCGGGATCATAACGTCCAGCATCAATTTCGGCAATCAAGTGCTGTATATACAGATCATCATAAGCATACACGTCTGTTTGATCTTTGTCAACCTCTATCCACTTGCTGCCATTGAATTTGAACAAACGATTTGGTAAGTAATCGGTTCTCAAGTAGATGTCGCCCTTTGCGGGATTGGCTGGGTATTCGTTGCCAAATCCGGTATTGCTGGCTTTGGCCGAATCAAGTTGATTGTCTGCTTGTATTCCCACTGCCAACAGTTTACTCATATCAACTCCACGATTGGCGCCGGGTCGTGCTTCAGGTACTTCGGGTGGTTCTGGATCTTCGGGTGGTGCTTTTGCTTCTACCACATCAACTCCATCTTCGTTTGGCGCATAGTCGGGATTGATTTCACCATCAGCAGTTAAATATCCAACTTCTTTCAACTGTTGTACCACTTGATCTGCGTCTTCTTGTGTGGCCGGAGTCCAAGTTGTTTCTAAATTTGCAGGCAATCGCTCAGTGGCAACAGGTTGCACATAGCTGGCTGTCATTGGCATACTGGGTGCCAACCCACGCCCGCGGAACGGAGTTTCTTCTTTGATACTTTCCAGTTCGGGCAGTTCAGTTTCAGCGTGTTCGGCATACTCGGCCAGCATAGCATTAATCTGATCAAGTTGTTCATCTGTTAACGGAAGTGACTGGCGCTCGTAGTGTGGTTCCTGTGGTTCAAAACTGGGACCGGTCTGGACCCACTCGCCATTGGGCATACGCACACCTTCGTAATTTGGAGTGTCATCATTGACCAGTACTAGTTTTTCTTCTTGTTCAGATTCTTCTCCCTGGTCAGGTTCTTGCTCAACTGTTGGCGCAGGATTGCGTTGCCAAGCAAATGTCATTTGACTGGCCAACAACATAATAACTGCCAGCGGATCAAATACTATAACAATCATTATGATGATCCAGGTCACTGCCTTTTCCAACATTGATGCGTCGGGTGCAGTACCGTAAATAAATGCGGCAATATACTTGATAGGACCTACTTCAGCTTCGACTTTACGATTCTCAGCACGTATAGGAGCAGCTTCATCATTGAGTTGACTAATGACTCTTTGATTGGCTTCAATATCTTTGGCCAAGGCCGCACGATCACGCTTTTGGCTATTGCGAATAGCGTTGGATTTGTCAGCCCCTTTTTCATCACTGCTACGGCTCATTACCTGATCAACTGCGGCATCCATTTGCTGTAGCTGTTTGCGATCAGCTTCGATGTTGTCACGTGCTGTTTTGATTTTTTCATCAAAAATAGCCAGTTTGGCGCCTACATCACCCGACACCAAATTTTGATCGTTGTGTGCTTTGCTCAAGAAGCCAAAGATACCCATACTTGTGATCAGCATCAATACTGTAACGGCCACGCACATATAGATACGCATCAGCATTGGAACACGGCTCCAATGCTGTTTGATCCAGGTAGCACATACCAACTTGGCCACTTCCAAACTCACACCCATGATCATAATGGGCACCGCTGCGGCAGAGAAGATGGCAGTTAAACCCACCACGCTGTAGTAGATTGCGACCGAGCTAATGGTCAAGCCCGTCAGTAACAATAGGTAAGCAAGTATCATAGTTAGTATTTACCAGTAGAAGATACTGTAACTATACACTAAAACACATTTGCCGTCAACTGATATTTGGTATCAAATTGATATCAAAAATCCACATATCCACAAATTCCGGTTTGACATACTCAAACGGTATCCAGCATTGCCTGGATCAGTCGCGGCAAAAGTAGTACTAGTACTTCAGTTATGCAAGATCGCTAACTAAATGTTTACTTCTGTGTATTAACAATATAAATTATAAGTGTTGTAAAGTCAACTACAGTTTTATTACAGTCTATATGTCTACGTAAAAAATTTAGCCATAAAAAAATGCCAGCTCTAGCATTTTTATTAAATCAATGACTTATGTCTGTTACTGGCCAACTACGGCAACAGCGGGCGCTATACCACCCAATTGGCGAATCACTGCTAGTTCGTCTGGCTGTTCCGCATCGGATTGGGTATCACAGGCACAAGGTGTTGCTCGGCAGGTGTCACAAGGTTGATTGGCAGAGGTAAACGGACTGGCTGTGCCAATGTGTGATTCAGATTCGGCCTTTTCCAATGCGTCAGCTACTGATCTCAAGATGTCGGCAATTTTCATATTATTTCCAAGGGCGACCCAGTATTAGGCCTCCGGTATGTGTGCCGGCCACTGCGGTATTGCCCGAATAGGTACTGGGTAATTCGGTTGTGTCTAAAGTACTCGGGCGTCCAGTTGCGGCACGTTTGGTTGCGGCTGCGGCCAATTTGGCAGCCTGACGTGCTTGTTTTGTAGATAAGTGACTGATACCATTCTGTGACATATTAGAATCCTGCGTTGGTCAAACGTTGAGCAATTTGATCCAGTGCCGATGAAATGGTATAAACATTGCTGGTCCAGTTTGCGCTGTTGGCCATGGTATAACTGGTCTGTGTGTTTACATAAGCAATGCTGGCCGCGCCCAACACATCGTTTACAGTCAACAACACATTGCCGCCACGACCGGCTACACTGACCACTGGTAAATTTTCAGAACCACTGGCAATGT